TTGCGCCAGTTTCTTAGGCGTCTTGACGACGGCGGTTAACGCAGCCTTCGGAATCAACAGGCCGTTTGGCAAGTGCAAGCCGTGCCAGTATTCAAGCAACGCCGCGCCATTGGTTGCGACTGCGGAGCCGTTCTGTAGCAGCGCGCACGCATAATGAAACTTCGGCGATGACTCAGCGACCAAAGGCGCCAAGTATTCAAACGCGCCCTTCAACCGATCATCAATCGGCGCGCAAGGTGCGTCGGGTTCGATCACCGGCAGCGTGCCGAACTCAGCGCACGGAACGAACGCTTTGAAGCTGCCTGACTTGATAGACAGGCGCCCGGAATCAAGCTGAGCAATGGCGACGCTTTGCCCACACTTGGCGAGCGCATCAAGCAACCGGCCCGACTGTGGGCACGCGTGCAAATCGTCTTCAATGTTGCAGCCAACCGCAATCGCACCGTCAAAGGCGCGAATGCTGTTGCCGCTAATCACGCAATGCGTTTCGTATGCCTGTTGCCCGTCTTTCTTCTGAGCAAGCGCAATGAACTTCAAAGCTTCGATAAGCGAAGCCGCGCCGTTCGTTTCTTTGCCCTTGCGTGCGCGTGCCGCAATTGACGCGTTCGGTTTCCTAGCCATTGCTCAACCCTCAAAACGGAATGTCGGCTTCGTAATCGCGGCAGCCGTTAACGATGATCCTAGGCGGCGGCATTGCTTGAAACAAGCCGCAACCTGCGGGGCCGTTTGCCGTTGCAACTTCCCCATTCCAGTGAAGGCAATTGATGCACGTTTGCCAACCTTGAACGCGAATTGCCGACAACTGCAAATCAATAATAACTTCGGCGCGGTTCTTAGAACTCATATCCGATAACCTGCGGGTGTTTTTTGTTGACGTGGACGCGAACGCGCGTCGGCTGCCTTAGCTCGCTTGCGCGGTACAACGCTTCGGCGGTTGTTTCCGGCGGGTCTTCATGATGCCTGCAACGCCACCATTCTTTAGCACGCCAGCGAACTTTAGGGTGTTCAAGGCAAACGAATTCGTTGAACATTTGAAACCCGCAAATGTAGCTAACCCGGATCATATCGGGCGAACCTTCCTTGCGGTGCAAGTTGTAAAGAACGCGCTTCACGTCAAAATATTCAACGATTGGCGCAGTATCAATCCGCATAACGTCTTCGGTGCCTGCGGTCTTCAACAGCTTACTTTCAAATTCAAATTCCATGCCGCAGTTATCGCAGAACTTCACCTTCGGATGGTTGTACCCGCCGCAGCCGTCCGCGTATGCGCGACGCTGGCCGTTGATGGTTCTATAACCTTCCTCGCAAATGCGAATAGGTGCGTCCCCGCCGCCTTTGCCGGGCTTGCGCGGAATCACAGGATCGTTGATGGGGCCAAGCCTTACGCTGTTGCGTGCAAAGTCTAGGACAAGGCAATTCGACTTCGGCCCGGGGAAAAACTCGTTACCTGCAAACGGACGCGTACCGCGCCCCAACATTTGAACCCAAAGACCCGGCGACAACGTAGCGCGCAACATGCCGATAAGATCAATGGGCGGGTGATCCATGCCGGTTGTATATTTGCCCATGTTGATTAGCGCGCGAAGTTCGCCGCGCTTGAAGTCTTTAAGGCGTTGCGTGTTTTCCTTGTTGCTCAGCTTCGAATGGCTAGCAGCGGCATTGATGCCCCGGCTTTGCATTTCTTCGGCCACATGCTCAGCATGTTCAACGCTGCCGGCAAACGTAAGCCAAGACCGCCGCGACTCGCCGAACGCGACCATTTCAGCAACGGCCGCTTGCGTGATTTCGTCTGCGGCTTGTGCCGCTGCGCCCTGCTGATACTCGCCGCCGTTTACGCCGACGTTTGACAGGTCAATTGTTGCGTCTGTGCGCTTGGCAATCAGCGGGCAAATGAAGCCTTCGGCAACAAGCCTGTTGAACGCATCAACGCCGGTTTGGTCATAACAAATGTCCGTGAAAATGCCGCCGTCCGTGATCATGCCTTGTTTCATGCGGAACGGCGTTGCGGTGAAGCCGATAACGCGCAACCAAGGATTGATTGCCAACAACTCAGCAATAATTGCTTGATAAGACGTATCGTCTTCCGGCGAAAGCAAATGGCATTCGTCAATCAACAAAATGTCAATGTGACCGAACAAACGCACAACATTTTTCACGCTCAGCACGCCGCCGAACGTGATGGGGAGCATTGCGTTTTTCTGCCCAAGCCCTGCGCTGTAAATGCCAAGCGGCGCAGTCGGCCAAACTTGCATTAGCTTCGCGGCGTTCTGTTCGATCAACTCTTTTACGTGCGTAAGCATCATCACGCGTTGACCGGGAAACATCCGGTACACGCTACGAAGAAAGTTAGCGATGACAACGCTTTTGCCGGTTCCTGTGGGCAACGCCACAACCGGATTGCCCGGCTTACCGCGCCGGGCTTCGAAGTAATCGAAAATGCTTTGTTCGGCTTCGGCCTGATACCAACGGCTTTCAAAGGCCGATGGCATCAAAACGCCGGATGCTGCGGCTTCAAACATTACGCAATTGCCTTGTAATTCGCGCAACCCTTGGGGATGAAGTCAGACGGGATAACCGCGTTTTCTAGCTCGCAATGCCATTGCCCGCCGTCAACAGGCACCGCATTAACACAGCTTCGGCAATTGCGTTCAATCGTCTTGCCTTCGTGGCAAATGTCTTTCATGTCGCAAATTCGACAGTCCATGAACGTAGGATTGTCAGACAGGCGCGGCGGCGGCGTTTGCGAGCCGATAATAAGCTTTGACTTTGCAATCATCTGTTCGCCTAGCCGATGATCAAGCTTGGCAAGTTCGACATGCAAACTGTCATCATTCTTGTTGATGCACAGATACAGCACGAAGCGGAAGCCGTACTTAAAACCATACGTTGACGTTTGCGCGAAATGCTCTTTCTTTTCAACCGGCATCTTGTTAACAGCTAGGTTGTCAAATTTCTTGCCGGTGCCGCTTGTCTTGAACTCCGCTAACACCGCTTCATCAATGCCCCAATGCGGCGGAAACTGCGCGATGCCGTCAAGCGAGCCGCCGAAATGGCCCATTGCGTCGCTAATGCGGTATTGCTTGAACTCCAAGCCTTGAAGCTTGGCGCGTGCAATGTGCGCGCGATCATGCCCACATGGAACGCACGCGGCTTCGGTTAGATCGTCAACCGGAAGTTGACTGCGGAAGTAATACCGGCCGTCAATCGGTTCGTAAAACAACGGGTCTGAATCGTAGTCTTCAAACCAAATCTTGAAGCCGATTCCTTCCAGCCATTCAATAAAGCGCGCTTCCTCACGGTGGCCGCGATTGAACAACCGCTGTTGACGGCCCGTCGTGACAACATGCTTGCACCAACGAAAGACGTACCAAAGATAACGCTTGCAATCGCGGCCAATCAGCGACGCGCCTAAATGCTTGCGGTGCCCGCCGTCATAGGTGCGAACGCAATACGCGTCAATTTCGTTTTGAATCTTAGTCGCTATCTGCTGAGCCGTTCCGGGGGCGGCTAAGTCCAACTTTGCGATATTTGCCGAATCGTTCATTATGCTTTTGTTCCCGCTGGTGGCGTTTGTGTTGCTTGACCGCTTGCTTTTCTTTGCGCCGTTTCAGCGCCCGCAAGTTTTCGGCTGTGACTAACGTTCGGCAGTATTCACGAACGCTTTTCAGTTGATCATCGCTCATTTGCGACAGGTGGCAGGCGTCGGGATCGTCAATGCTTAGGTGCCGCGCAATGAGCGAATACGCGTCTTCGCGCGACATGGCGCCGCTTGTCCATAGTTGGTCAAAATGCTTGTGCGCTTCGGCACGAAGACGGCGCGTCTTTGCGTTGGCAAGACGGCCCAAAGGAATAGCGGTGCCCGGGTGGCATCCGACAGACGCGCCGCAATTCGGGCAATGATAGCAATACGGCCATTCCCCAACTTCGCGGCCGTATACTGCGGCGTTGTTCGTAAACGTTACGTCGCACGATGCGCAGTAATCACATTGCGTCGGCGCCGGTAAAGGATTCTTGATTTTTTCAATGCTCATTGCGTCCGGCTCCCCCTTAAAAACAAGGCCGGATATTTCACCGGCCTTGTTGTCCATTCACAACGCTTCGGACGCTAGTTTAACGCTGCTGACCCCATGCCGGCGTTCCAGTCGGGGCGCCCTGCGCACCCCATGCCGGGCCGCCCTGCTGTTGCTGCTGCGGGGCCTGTTCCTGCTGCGCCTGCGGCTGGCCGGGGCCGTTGCCCCAAGCGTTCGCCGGGGCCGACTGCTGGCCCTGCTGCGGGGCTTGCTGGCCGCCCTGCTGACCGCCCCAAGCCTGCCCGCCCTGCGGGTTCTGCTGCTGAACCTGCGGCGCCTGCTGGAACTGCTGGCCGTTGTTCTGCTGCTGTTGCTGCTGGCCGCCGAAGCCGCCTTGCTGCTGACCCTGCGCCGCGCCTTGCTTGCCGGGTTCGTTGCCCTGCGCGTCAAAAACGCGCTTGACTTCGGTATAACCCTTCGCGTCGGGATTGTTCGGGCCGGGTTCTTCGCCGCGCTGGTAGCCAACTTCAATGATGAAGGGTTGATTGAAAAGGTACTGAACTTGCGTGCCATCCGGGCCAAGCTGGAACACGCGCACCGCATGGCAGATTGCGGACAATTGCTTGTGGGCAATTTCGGCCGCTTTCTGCGACTGGTTGTAAAGGTTCAGGCGGTACGGGCCGGTTGCGCCTGCGTGCTGGCCGTCAATCACCTTCAAGTTAAGTTGCAGGTATCCCGACGTATTGTCTTGCGTCGCCTTGACTTCGGCGCTTTCGATGATGACCGGATGCTTGCCAATCGGCAGGCTGCCGGAACCCTGCGACGGGTCATGTTGCATGGGGTTAAAAGCATGGATCAAAACAGGTGCGTTCATGTTCTACCTTTTTCGCGAAAAGTCTTTGCCTTTATACGGTGGCAAAGTTGCCGTTTGGTGCCCCGTGCCGGAATCGAACCGGCAAGCCTTGCGGCGGCAGATTTTAAGTCTGCTGCGTTTACCGATTTCGCCAACGGGGCGAAGCTTTACGTCTTTGTCATCTTGCGGAACAACGCGGCCAAATCCGGCGGCTCTAACTCATCAACCATGCCGCCGCGAACGCGTGCCGTTATGTCAAGTGTGCCGCGCGTGCGAATGGCAAGTTGCGGTTGAACGAAGCCGGGAATCATGGTGCGCGAAACGTGTAAAATGCCGTCAAACAAGTGTGGCATTCTTACGTTCAAATCCTGACCCGGGAAATACGGCCGCCGCATCTTAACGCCGCCTTCCTCAGAAGTCATTTGCTTAGCGATCAAGTAAACGTGTTTTTGCGGCATGAAAAACAGTTGTTCGGCACGTTCCATGACTGCGCGCGACATTTCACCATACGCCTTCAAGCCGTGCGTATTGCGGTTCAATTCTTCCTTCAACCGGATTTCGGCAAGTTGACTGAAACTGTCAATGCAAATCGTGTCAAACGCCTTCGCTTCATTGGAGCGAAAGACCCAATCAAGAAATTCGTTGATTTTGGCGACCGTGTAGCCTTCCCACGCTGGAATGTTGGTCGCGTCGCGCATGGACAACATACCGGGTTCACAGACCAACAGCACCGGGCGCGGGGCGGTCTTAATCAGCGGGGTTTTGCCTTCGCCGGGCGGGCCATACGCAATGACCTTGGCGCCTAGATTGAGTGCGAACGATGATGCGGGCTTAAGCTGCGATGCTTGCATTAGAACGCCTTTGTAAATTTGCCAGCGATGAAAGGTGTAACCTTGATTTCAACGCCGTTCGGCGGCGTCACATAAAGCGACTTTCCGCGCATAACGACGGTAACAAGCGCCTTCCATTCCGACCAACGATAAAGGCCGGGAACGTCAGGAAGGTTGGCCGTATCGCGACGGCGGGCGCGTTGAACTCGTTTCATTGTTCCCCCGTACAAATGCGTTTGAAAGACGGCCGCAATCAGCTTAAGCAACATGCGTTCGGGCGCGAAGCCTTCCGTTGCCGTCTTTCAAACACACTTAGCCCGGCCCTGTGTTAGCGGCCGGGCTTGCGGTGCGTTACTTGCGCTTATCCTTCGGCGGGATGATTTCAAGCGTCGGGGCGCCTTCCGTCGTTTCAATCACGCGGTCAATGATGCTCTTAACCTTCACGCCGAATTCGCCGCCCTTTTCAAGCAACTTGTATTCGGTAAGCGACAGGTCCGCAGACCAACGAACGAGCCGTTCAGCAACAAACTTGCCTTCCGGGCCGACGTTTTCGATTTCGGTAAGGGCTGCGTCCAACGCGTCAAGGGCTTCAACGCCTTCAACGTCAGACACGAACTTGAAGTTCAGTTTCTTAACGGCCTTGGCTTCATAGCCGTTGCTCAGCGGGATTCGCTCAGTACCGCTAAGCTTTTCGTTGTCAAAGGCGAACTTGACGAATTCCTTTCGGCGGTCCATTTCATCCGCCTTCGCCTTTTCAAGATCAACCTTGGCTTTTTCCCAAGCGGCAAGGATGCGGTCACGTTCGGCCAGCCATTCGGGCGAGCCTTTAACAAGTTCCTGTTGCGGGGTTTGGGACCAACCGCCTTCGTTCGTCATGGCTTCGTTTCCTTTTCGCTAAGGGCATCGGCCCGGAAGTGAGCCGATGCGCCATTAAAACACGGTCAAGCTACGTTGTCAACTGCCGGTCTAACTGCGTCAAACGACGTGTCACCTTCGGCCACAAGCTGACCATGCTTTAGCAATTCGTACTTCGTGCCCAACGTGTAAACGGTGTTACGCGTTTCCAGAATGCCGGACGCTTCGTCAAGGTTCACAACCTCAGACGTGCGGCAACCGCGCATCGCGCCTAGCTTCGGATGCTCGCTAATGTCGCCGAAAGCGACGCCGCCGACGATGAACCAATTATTCAGGTGCGCGCGTTGCTTGGCCGGTGCAATCACGGCGCTTGGCGTCGCATTGTGGGGAAAGTCAAGCGTGCGCGACAGGGCCGGCAACGGCATTTGCGCATCGTGTGCAACCAGCGGCGCAGCTTCGATCACTTCGCGAACATCGGCGTTCGGGATAAGTTGCTTGATTCGTTCAAGGGCAATTGCCTTGCCGCATCCGGTCGGGCCGGAAATTTCGATTCGCAGGCCGCGCAGCGCGGCACGGTTTAAGGCTTCGTCCAAACTGCTGCTATACATGCTTTAAATCCTTCGGCTCGGTTGAATGGTGGCAGGGGCGGAAGGATTCGAACCTTCGCGTGTCGGGATCAAAACCCGGTGCCTTAGACCGCTTGGCGACGCCCCTTCATGGGAAGCGCAGGCTACGCCCGGCGTTTCACCGTGTCAAGCGGTATTTCGCCATAGACAAGCGGTATCCCGCCGGTTATCCTTCGCGCCTATTGCCCACATATGCAAGGCCGCAACGTGTCCGAAAAGAGCAACGAACACCCGACCGTTACGCAAACGAAGCATTTAATCAGGCAACGGCCACGCGCTTTGACGTATGAAGTATTAGCGGAACGCTGCGACGTGTCCGTTTCTTGGATTCGCGATCTATTGGCAGGCAACATCAAAGACCCTAGCGCGAACAAGATTCTTAGCGTTCGTGACTTCCTGATTGCGAATCAAGCGGCGACTGAATGAACCTTTTTGGCAACATTCCGCACGAAATGCGGACGTTCCGGCAATGGATCGTTTGGCGCTATGAAGACCGCGACGGCGAGAAGCCGACGAAGGTTCCTTATTGCGCGCTGAATCATCGTCACGCCGACGTTAACGACGCGAACACATGGGCCAGTTTTGACGAAGCGGTTTCGTCGCTTGATTCCGGCTTTTATAGCGGTATCGGCTTCGTGCTGACTGACGCCGACCCGTATACGTTCATTGACCTTGACGACACGAAGGGCGATCAAATCGCGCTTGACCGTCAACACAAGGTCTTCAACGAATTCAACAGCTATGCGGAGCTTTCGCCGTCCGGCGCAGGCTTGCACATCATCGTGAAAGGCAAGGTGCCTTGCGGGCGCCGACGCAGCTTTATTGAGCTGTATTCATCGCAACGTTACATGACGATGACCGGCAACGTTTATCGCAATTTGCCGATCAACGAACATCAAGACTTGTTGAACGTACTTCACGAACAAATGAGCGTCGGCAAGAATGCCGCCGCTTTTTACGCCGGTCTTGAATCCGCGAAGTTCACAGATGAGCAAGTGTTAGAGATTGCCGGCAAGGCTGCGAACGCTGAAAAGTTCTGTGACCTGTTTTATCACGGCAATTGGCAAAAGTATTACCCTTCGCAATCAGAAGCGGATTTTGCGCTTGTTGATATTCTGGCGTTCTACAGCGAGAACCGCGCGCAGGTTCAAAACCTTTTCTTGAAGTCGGCCATTGGTCAACGCGAAAAGAGCCGCGCGCAATACCGCATTAATTACATGCTCAATCGTTGCTTTGACCGCATGTTACCGCCGGTTGATGTTGACGGCTTGCGTAACCTGTTGAACGAAGCCATTGAAGCCAAGCAAGCCGCCAAGGCTCCGCAGCCTGTTAGCGAGCTTCCCGCGCCTGCGTCCCTGAGCGTATCAACCGCCCCGGTTGTCATGGGCGAACCGAAGCGGGAAACGTACAGCGTGCCGCCCGGGCTTGTGGGCAGCATTGCTCAATTCATTTACGCACAGGCGCCGCGCCCGGTTGCTGAAATCGCGCTTGTTGGCGCCATCGGTCTTGTTGCCGGCATCGTCGGACGTAGCTACAACGTAAGCGGCACCGGCCTTAATCAATACGTGTTGTTACTCGCGCCGACCGGCACAGGTAAGGAAGCAATCGCGCGCGGCATTGACAAGCTTATGTCCGCAGTTATGCGCAGCGTTCCGCCTGCTAATGACTTCATCGGCCCCGCTGAAATCTCATCGGCGCAGGCGTTGACGAAATACCTTGGCCGCAACTCGCCTAGCTTCGTTTCGCTTGTCGGCGAATTCGGTTTGTTCTTTCAGCAAATGTGTTCGGAGTACGCGCCGCCGCACCTTATGGGCCTGCGTCGCGCGTTGCTTGACCTGTTCAACAAGTCGGGCGAAGGCAACGTTCTACGTCAAACCATTTACAGCGACAAGGATAAGAACACCGCTTCATTGCTCGCACCGGCTTTCAGCATGATTGGCGAAAGCGTGCCGGAAGAATTTTACAATGTGCTAAACGAACGCATGATTCAATCAGGCTTGTTGCCGCGCTTCACGATGATTGAATACAACGGCGAGCGTCCCCCATTGAACGAAGCCCACGGCAGCGCGCAACCTAGCTTTGCCCTTGTTGATCA